CGGGCTCAAGGTCCTGTAAGGGTTACCACCACGGCGCACGGAACGAAAAAATCATTTTTTTCGAAAAAATCGGATTTGAGGAAAGAAAAAAGGACGCACCGTAAAATTACTTTATAAATACACAAAACCCGCTAAAAACGGGAAATTTGGGGCTTTGAGAGGGACTTGCAGGGTAATGTCGGACACAGAAAACCGCAGAAAAGAGCTTGATAACATATTTCGGAACATAGACGAGGGCGAAAAACAGCTCTTGTCGCCGCTGATAGACGAGGTCGTTTTTCTCGAAATGCGTATGGCCGAATTAAAGCGGCTTCCGTTCGTAGCGGTGAACCCGAAGAACCCTGCGCTCCAAAAGACGACAAGTGCGGCAAAGCTCTACAAGGAGTGCTCGCAGTCATATATGAACGCAATACGAATACTCTGCAACAGCCTACGGAAAGTTGACAGCAACAGCGCAGACGACCTGAAGAGAATGCTTGAGGAGTTCGAATGACGTTTTTAGAGGAATATTGGGGGCTAATTGAGCGGAACGAAGTAATTGTCGGGTATTGGCTCAAAAAGGCCGTCAAACGGCTAATAGAGGACTTGCAGGACGACCGTTACATATACGACACAGCGGAAGCGAATAAACGAATAAGGTTTATGGAAAAGCTGTGCCTGCAAAGCAAAGCACCGTACTATATGAAGCCGTTGAAGCTTATGCCTTGGCAGAAAGCGTGGTGGGAAGCGATATACAGCTTCCGTATGGCGGACACGGGGCTGCGGCGGTTTACCGAGGGGCTTTTAGAAGTCGCCCGTAAGAACGGGAAGAGCACAATGTTTGCGGCCGACGGCAACTGCGATTTGTTCATAGGCGAGGGCGGTATGGATATATGTTGTGCGAGCAACGACGACCGACAGGCCAAGCTGATATGGAGCGAAATCGCAGGAATGAGGCAAAGGCTTGACCCAGCGAAGTCAATAAGCCGACAGAACTATTCGGCATTGACGAACACGCTGAAGAACATAACCGTTTTCCGCCTGTCGAGCAAGACGCAGAACAAAGACGGCTTCAACATAAGCAAGACGTACCTCGACGAAAGTCACGACATAGCCGAAGAAAACGGGCAGAGCGAGATAGCCGAGGCCTGCTGGCGAGGAATGAGCAGTAAGGAAGAGCCGCTTTTCCTGAACTGCACTACACAAGGCTTCAACCGTGATTGCTACCTCGACCACAAGATAGCGTATGCGAAAAAGGTTATTGACGGCGAGATAGACGATGAGCACTTTATCGCATTCTTGTATGAACAGGACAGCGAGCAGGAAATCTGGCAGGACGAAAGTTCTTGGGAGAAGTCGAACCCGTCCATACGGTACGGCGTAAAAAAGGTTGCGAAGCTTGAGCGGGACATTCTGCTGGCAAAGACGGACAAGGCCACGAGAATACATATGCTCACAAAGGACTTCAATATCCAGCAGAGCAACGCTCAAACGTGGTTAATGCTTGAGGACTTCGACTATCCTACGGCGGACATAGATATAGAAGCGTTCAGGGGCTCGGTGTACTTGGGGGCTGTGGACTTATCAGCGACTACGGACTTGTCAAACGCAAAGGTGCTTTTGATGAACCCGACGACGAAAGAAAAGTTCGTTCTCTCGCACTATTGGATACCTGAAAGTAAGCTTGAGGACAGCGACGATAAGGCCGCAGGCGCACGGTACGTCGAGTGGGCGAAAAAAGGCTGGCTCACCGTCCACGAGGGCAACGAGATAGACATATCGCAGATAGCCGACTGGTTCTTCAAGCTTTACAAGGACTACGGCCTGAAGCCCTACAAAATCGGCTACGACCAGCGGTACGCAAAGACGTTCATAGACAGGTGCGCCGAGTACGGCTTCGATACGGAAATGCTGGCGCAGGGCAGGGCGTTGTCAAACGCTATGAAGCTCACCGAAGCGGACTTCCGTTCACGGTACATAAACTACGGCGGCAACGAGGTTGACAAATGGTGCTTATCAAACTGCTGTTGTAAGGTGGACGACGTCGGAAACATACAGCCCGTCAAGATACAGACGCAACACAGCAAGCGAATAGACGGGGCAGTAACCCTGATTATGCTTTACGAAACATTCAGGCGGTATAGAAGCGACTTTATGACGCTGATAGGGGGTTAGTGAATGGAATGGTTAGATAGATTACTTGGCAGAAAACAGCCGCAGAACAGCAGATATGCGTTGTCGCTGGACGGCTTCGTGCCGATATTCTCGCAGTTCGGGACAAACATATACGCAAGCGACGTCGTACAGCAGGCGTTGAAGTGCATAGTGGACGAGATAAAGAAGCTGAACCCGACGCACGTTCGGTACGTAGGGAATGACCCTGTACCTGTTGAGGGCGACATTCAGGAAGTCTTAAACAACCCGAATGAGCTTATGACAACGAGCGAGTTTTTGGAAAAGGTTACGTGGCTTCTGCTGATGAATTACAACGCCTTTATCATTCCGACGTATTACACGTGGAAAGACGAGAAAACGGGCGTTGAGCGCAGGCGTTACGAAAGCCTTTACCCGATAAAGCCGACGCAGGTTGACTTCATACAGGACGCAAGCGGAAAGCTCTACGCAAAGTTTATGTTTTGGAACGGCTACGAAACGACCATTCCCTACGACGACGTAATACACGTCCGCTACAATTACTCCGTAAATCAGTATATGGGCGGTAACGAAATGGGACAGCCCGACCACGAGGCCTTACTGAAAACGCTCGGCCTGAATTACGACCTGCTTAACGGGGTGGCAAAGGCTATGAAGTCCAGCTACGCCGTGAACGGTATCGTGAAGTACAACACGCTTATGGACGACGGCAAGACCGAGGCCGCTCTTAAGGAGCTTGAACGCAAGCTCAAAAACAGCGAGGACGGCTTCCTGCCGATAGACCTGAAAGCAGACTTCGTACCGTTACAGAGGACGGTATCGCTGGTAGACGCAAACACGCTGAAGTTCATAGACGAAAAGATACTCCGCAACTTCGGCGTCCCGCTGGCGATACTGACAGGCGACTACACGAAAGAGCAGTACGAGGCCTTTTACCAAAAGACGCTTGAGCCGATAACGATAGCTCTATCGCAGGCCTTTACGAAAAAGATGTTCTCAAGACGTGAAAGGGCGTTCGGCAACAAGATAGCCCTTTACCCGAAAGAGCTTATCTTTATGACCGTCCAGCAGACGCTTGATATGATAAACATTCTTTCACCGACGGGCGGTATGTTCGAGAACGAAAAGCGTGTCGCACTCGGCCTGCGCCCGATACCCGAATTAGAGGGCAAGCGGTTTATGTCGCTGAATTGGATAGACGCAAACAACGCCGACCAATATCAGGTCGGAAAGGACAAGAATGTAAACGTGGATATTGTTGACGAAGAAAAAGAGGAGATATAGGTATGGATAAGAAACCTTTAGAAAGACGCTCTTACGAGTTCGAAATAAGGGCGGAACAGACAGACAGGGGAAATATCATAACGGGCAGGCCGATAGTTTACAACAGCCGTACCGACCTCGGCCTTTTTGAGGAAGTAATAGACAGCGGTGCGCTGAACGGCACGAACCTGAACGACGTCCGTTTTCTTGTAAATCACGATACCCGTATGATACCGCTTGCAAGGAGCAGGCGCAACAATGGACATTCAACTATGCAGTTCTCGGTTGACGAGCTGGGAATGAACATAGATTGGATAGACCTCGACACACAGAGGAACGCTACGGCGGCCGCACTTTATTCGGCCGTTGAGCGTGGCGACATAAGCGGAATGAGCTTTATGTTCTCCGTGGACGAGGAGCGTTGGGAAAATCTCGAAAGCGATTACCCGACGAGGCATATAGTCAAGATAAGCTCCGTCGTAGAAGTAAGTGCGGTAACGTTCCCCGCTTACGAAGCGACGACCATTGACGCAAGAAGCAAGGAGGCATTGGAGAATGCTCGGTCGGCGTTGGAGAACGCAAGACAGCGGACTGCTCACGTAGTGGACACTACGAAAGAATTGGAGCTTGCAAAGGCAAAGATTATGATTTTATGAGGAGGAAAAAATGAGAAAGAGTATTCTCGAAAAAAGAATGGCTCGCCTTACCGCAAAGAAGGACGAGCTCAAGAGCAGAGCCCTTGCTTCCGCAGACGCTAATGAGGTCAGGGCAATTCAGGCGCAGATAGAAGACCTGAACGCAGAAATCGACGAAACCCGTGAGGAGCTGGCCGCTATCGAGGCAGAGGAAAAGAGAATGCAGGAAGTCCCTGCAGACGCCGAGAAGCGCAACGCTGGTATCGTAGCTTCTTTCGGACAGAAGCCCGAAGAGAAGAGAGCCGAGAACAAGCTGGAGTCTATGGAGTATAGACAGGCGTTTATGAAGTACGTGCAGACGGGCGAAGTCCGTGGCGACGTAATCAGCACAAACGAAACGGGAGCGGCTATTCCGCTTACCATTATGAACGAAGTCATCAATACCGTCCGCAAGAGATACGGCAACCTTTACAGCAAGGTTCGCAAGATGAACGTTCAGGGCGGCGTTGAGTTCCCGATAGGCGCACTTCAGGCTTCCTTTAAGTGGATAAACGAGTCCACCGTAAGCCCGAGGCAGAAGACCGACAAGCTGGGCAAGGTTCAGTTCTCTTATCATACCGCTGAAATCAGGGTAGCGCAGACATTCCTTTCCAGCATAGTAACCCTTTCCGCATTCGAGTCCAAGCTGGCCGAGATAATCGCTATCGCTTATCTTCAGGCTATGGACGAGGGTATCGTTAAGGGAAGCGGAAACGGACAGATGCTCGGTATCCTGAACGACGCTCGTGTTACCAACGTGGTAACTATGACCGCCGCACAGATTAGCGACTGGACAGAGTGGAGAAAGAGGTTCTTCAGCAAGCTTCCGCTGGGCTATCGTGCAGGAGAGTTTATCTTCCCGCTGTCTACCGTTGAGAGCTACCTCGAAACAATGGCAGACGCAAACAACAACCCGATATTCAGGCAGGCGACTGGCCTCGAAGTCAACGACGGCGACGCCGCAAACCCGAACGGCCGCTTCTTTGGCAGGGAAATTTCCCTTGTTGAGCCCGACATTCTTCCCGACTTTGATAGTGCGTCCAGCGGCGACGTAATCGGTATCTTCTGGCAGCCCGAAGAGTACGCAATCAACGAGAACTTCGGCTTCACAATGCGTAGGTACTTCGATGATGAAACTAACGAGTGGGTAGACAAGGCTCTCGTAGTAGTAGACGGCAAGGTACTGAATCCGACTGGATATTATCTGATAAAGAAGGCATAAAGAAAGGGGTGTTGTAAATGAACACTACAGTAAAATCTTTACAGGTTCTTTATGTGAAGCTTGGTGGTTCGCTGTCTGACACTTATGCGGGTATTGCTGATGGTGTTGCCGTTTCTGATTATGTCAACATTCCTGATTGCATTGCTGCCATTAAACAGGTTGCAGGTTCAGGCAGTGCGCTTCCTGCAGTGGCAAACAGTGATAAAGGAAAAATCCTTTCAGTAAACAACAGCGGTGAATGGGCTGCAGAAATGCCAAGTGTTGTTAATGTGAAAGGTATGGTCACAAGCGTGCTTGAAGGGGACGAGTATACACCTGAAACGTATTATGTGACCATGGAAGGTGAGGAAACGGCAGGTGCGCATTATAACGAAATTATCCAACTGGCAAAAGCTGGAATATTGGTGTTGTTCTCCATTAGTATATATGTGAAAGATGGTCAACTTGACCCTACGGGAACTGGTACACTTGATTCTGTCATGCGTTTTTATCCTTATAGCAAAAATAATGCAGAGTGGAGAACTATTGATAACACGTTAAAATTGACTGGTAATGAACATTTATGGGGTATTACTGCTCCTGAAAATTAAACGAAAGAGGTAATAGAAATGATTAACAAGGACAGAATAGTACCTATCGAAAAGATAGACTTCCTTTCCCTCATAGCTACCGTAATCGGACTTGTGGGAACAACCTATACCGTCCTCAAGTCCAGCGACATTGAGGGCAACTTCGCAGTAGAAACTGCGGGCGTTTACCTTGCCGACCAGCCCGTAAAGGCTCTTGACTTTACGGCGGCAAGCGGAACGGTTTATTTCACTCCTGCGTATGACTTCGCAGGTATCACCGTAAACGGCGCAGAAGCTACCATAGCCGAAGGAAGCGCAGAGGTCGAGTCCAACGCAGTAGGTCTTTACAGGGCGGTACTGTCGAGCGGTTCTGTGACCGTAACTGCAATAACTCCGAACGTAGAGTAGGAAGAGGTGGCGGACAATGCTTGAGGACGTGAAAAAAGCACTCGGAATAACGGGCGATTTTCAGGACGCAACGCTGAATATCTATATAGACGAGGTCGTGGCGTTCCTGACAAGCGCAGGCGTTCCGAGGGGGAAAATCACTTCGGGCATTGTCGCCCGTGGCGTAGCCGATTTATGGAATTACGGCGGGGCGCAAGGTGAGCTCTCCGAATACTTTATGCAGAGGGCGACACAGCTCTCTTACGGGGGGTAATTATGTATAAACCGAGCACACCGTTTTCCACAGCACTTGCCCTGCTCATTCCGACGTACGATAAGGCGTTGGGAGTGCCTACAAAGACATTCCCAACGCTGGCCGAGGGCGTCCCGATTAACGCAAGCTTCAAGACGTACGGCGGAAGCGAACGGGTAGAGAACGGGCTTTACACCATTGTTGATACCGCTGATGTTGTGACGTGGTACAGGCCTGATATAAAGGCCGACTGCCGAGTGGCGGTAATGCAGACGGGGGCTGTGTATGAAATCATATCCGAGCCTGAAAATATAGATATGCGAAATCAGTATGTCAGGTTTAAGGTTCGGAGAGTAAAAGGCGGGGCGTAATGGCAAGAGCGAAATTAGAGTTCGAGGGCTTTTCCGAGATAGCACAAAGGTATATTGAGTTCGGGGCAAATCTCCGTAAGGGAACGGAGCAGGCTCTTGTTGCGACGCACGAATACATAACGTCGAACATTGAGCAGGTGTTCACTCCCAGCAATATGCCAGCGAAAGGAAAGTATTGGACGGGAAAAACGCTCGAAAAGTTACGCAGGCAGGCGACGGTAGAATGGAACGGGGACGTTGCAAGTGTGCCCGTCGGCTTCGAGATAAAAGAGGCGGGCATAAACAGCATATTCCTTATGTATGGCACTCCGAGGCACAAGCCGCCGATGAAAGCGGCGAGGGGGCTTTACGACGCTATCTACGGCAAAAAGACCATAGAGAACGTACGGGGCATACAGGAAGAAGTGCTATACCGTGGGCTGGAAAACTTATGAGGAAAGACGAATGAAAGATTTACTGATACAGCTATTAGAAACGTTCGGATACCCTGTCAGGTTACAGGGCTCGCTGGGCGAGGCCGAGGCTTATCCCGATACGTTCTTCACGTTTTGGAACAATACCAGCGACGACAATAATCATTATGACAATGAGCCTGTCGGCTGGACGTGGAGCTTTGAAGTAAACGTTTATTCGACGAGCCCGCAGTTGGTGAACAGCCTTTTAGCGCAGGCTATCGTCTTGCTGAAGAGAAACGGCTTCGCCGTAGGTGGCAAAGGCCACGACGTTTATAGCGATGAAATAACACATACAGGTAGAGGCGTGACAGTCCTGAAATACGAACACAACAACAGGACGGCGCAGGAATAAAAGAGGAGAATTACAATGCCGAGTCCAACACTTCAGGAAATAGTTGAGTATCGTGGTGTTGAGGGGCTTGTGGCCGCAGAAGTAACTGTGGACGACAACAGCTCCGAGACAGGCCACGGCTACGTGACGGGCAACGTTTTCGCAATAGCGGGCGTAGCCGAAATCAGCCGTGTAACCGACAGCTCCAACGAGGCTCATTACTACGACAACATTCCCGCAGTCATTGTGTCCAGCACTTCCGCAGACGAGGTTACTATAAGTGCCTCTGCGATACCGCTGGACGTAATGGCTGAAATCACAGGGCAGTATTACGACGACACGCTCGGAGCGTTCATTGAGGGCGCACGTCAGGTCAAGTATTTCGCCCTTGGTTACAAGACCAAAAAGACAAACGGCGACGAGGTTTATGTATGGCGTTACAAGGGAACGTTCAACATTCCTCCGCAGACCAATACCACAGAGAACGACGGTACTGACGCAAACGGTCAGGAGATAGTCTACACAGGTATATCCACGACTCACAAGTTCGTAAAGACTGGTAAGGGCGCAAAGGCTCTTAACGTAGACGTGGCGAAAGACCTTGCCAAAGTAGACACTTTCTTCGACACGGTTACAACTCCCGACTCTCTGCAGGCAAAGTGAACTGACACACAGCAGAACAGAGGGGACAGCGTGACACAGCACGTTTCCGTGGCTTATTCCTTTCCCACGGATTACCCTCTTGTTCATAAGAAAGGAGAACGAAAATGATACTGAATATTTACGACAAGAAGCAGATAGTAAAGACTTACGAGGCCGACGCATACGACCTGATGTTCGGCGTGCTTGAGGACGTAGCGGCCGTGGTAAAGCTTGACGAGCTCAAAGAGGGCTCGGACGCCGAGATAATAAAGCTCATAGGCGGGGCTGTCCTTGCGAGTATGGACACCGTAAAAGACCTGCTCAAAGACATTTTCGACGGGGTGACGGACGACGAGCTCCGCAATACGAGAATATCCGAGATAGCGGCGGTTCTGCTTGACGTCGTTAAGTACACGATAAAGAAGCTCGGGACACTTAAATCAAAAAACTGAACGAGGGGCAGGTCAACCTGTCCCTCTATGAGATTTTTTTCGAGCTTGAAGTAAGTCTATGCGAACGTTTTCCGAGCTTGAGCCCGTTCGACATAAGGCGCACTAAAGGCCGTGAGGTATTTGTGCTTTTGGAACGGCTGACGAACTACAACAAGCGCACGAAGAACGGAACGCATACTACGCAGGTTCGACGTCCCGCTACCGACAATTGGTTTTAGGAAAATCGCCGATTTGAGCGAGGATATTTTTGACAAGGCAAAACTGCTTAAGCAATACTCAAAAGCGTTTCACAGGGGCGGTTTTGGGGCTTTGAGGGGTAAATATGGCTGATAAGGGCGAAAACATAACAACACGGTTTAAGGTAGATATATCCGACCTTAAGGCGGGCATACAAGAGGCCAATAAACAAATTAAGCTGGCGAACGCCGAGTTTAAGGCGGCCACGGCGGGAATGGACGACTGGGCGAAGTCTGCCGACGGCATTAAGGCGAAGCTGTCGCAGTTGGAGTCCGTTCTTTCGGCGCAGAAGTCGAAGCTCTCGGCGTACCAGCAGGAACTTGAGCGCAACGAAAAGGCCTACGAGGAAAACGGCAAACGGGCGGCGGAGCTCCGTAAGCAGTTGCAACAGCTTGCGGCTAATGGCGTTTCAAAGACGAGCGATGAGTATAAGACGCTCGAAAAAGAGCTCATCGCAACCGAAAAAGAGCAGGCGAGCAATCAAAAGGCCGCTGACGACCTGAAGTTGACGATACTTAATCAGCAGGCGGCGGTCGCTTCTACTGAAAAGGAGCTACGCAAATACAATACAGCCCTCGACGACGTAGGCAAAGAAGAAAAAGAAACGGCCAAAGAGGGCGACGGTGCTAAAAAGGGACTGAAAGACGTCGGCGACGAAGCTCAAAAGACCGAGAAGAAGACAGGAAGCCTCGCAAAGTCACTCTCAAAGGGGCTCGTAAAAGGGCTGGCCGCAGTAGGAGCGGCGGCGGGGGCGGCCGTAAGCGGGCTTATTGCCGCAACGATAAGTTCAGGCGATTACGCTGACGAACTGCTCACTATGTCGCAGGTGACTGGCGTTTCAACCGAGTCTTTACAGGAACTGCAATATGCGGCGGAGCTCGTAGACGTTTCCGTAGATACCATAACGGGCACAATGCGGAAGAACATTCAGTCTATGCAAAAGGCCGCAAACGGTTCAAAGGAGTACGAGGCGGCTTACAAGAAGCTGGGCGTTACCGTTAAGAACGCAGACGGCTCTATGCGTGACAGCGAAGAGGTCTATTGGGAAATGATAGACGCTCTCGGCAAAATGGAAGAGGGCACGGAGCGTGACGCTCTCGCTATGCAGTTGTTCGGAAAGAGCGCACAAGAGCTGAACCCGCTTATCAATACGGGCTCGGAAGGAATGCAGGAGCTCGCAAAGCAGGCGCACGAGGCGGGGGCGGTTATGTCGGGCGACGCTCTTAAGGCTATGGGCAAGTTCGACGACGCTATGGAGAAGCTGAAAAGCGGAACGAATGCGGCGAAGAACGCTCTCGGAACGGTGCTTATGCCTATGCTG